TAGTATTATTATTAATCACATGTTTGATGAACTACGTGAAGCTGATTATAATAGAGATATGGATTATGCTAAACTTGCTTTTATTGATGGTCTTTCTGTAGGATTTAAAGATAGAACTGGAAGTCAACGTTATCTATCTCTTGATGTTAATGCTTTTATTAATGCTGATTATTCTATTAGTGTTCGTAATGATGCTAAAGAAATTGATAAGCTTAATCAGCTTAAACAATGGGCATTTAGTGCTGCACAAAACGGTGACCTTGATATGGCTATTGCAGCTATTACTGGAGATAATGTCAGTCAGATTAAAACTCTTGTTGCTCAATTTAGTGAAATTAAACGTCAACATGAAATGGACTTAAAGCAAGCTGACCAAGAGATTCAACAAGCTAATATTCAAGCTAAGCTACAAGAGATTGCAGCTAAAGGTGAAGAAGATAGAAAGACTGCTCAACTTAAATATCAATATGAACTTCAAGCTAAATATATTGATGTTGATATGGCTTTGCTTAATGATGGTTCTGAAAATGCTGAAGCCTCAAATAGACTTTCAACTATGGCTGAACAAAATAAACTTGCAATAGAACAACAAAAGGCTGATTTAGAAAGAGCAAGAATACAAGCTGATGCTTATAGTAAAGCTGCTGATAGAGCAGTTAAACTTAAAGACATTGAAGCTAAAATAAAGATTGCTAAGACTAATAAAAATAAATATGATAAATAAAGTAGTCTAAAGATTGTACATTTCCAAACTACTCGAGCTATCGGTGTAAGTGATGAACTTACTACTGATAGCTTTTTTATTTAATGTAATATTATTTTTTATCGTGTGTTGTCCGATGTTGGACGGTGTTGTATAATGTATCGCTCATAAAGTTTTAGCTTGTTAGATAGCAAGTAACCACGCAAATTTGCGATGTTCAGTTAACCAAACACACTCCGCTAAACTGAGTATAACTCGATTATTTAAATAGCAGTATAATAAATATGATACTGGACGTAATACTGATAACATAATATTTAACACTATTAAATGTATTCTTTATTTTGTTGGTAATAATAATGTTCGTATATTTGCACCACATATAGTTAATTATATAATTATTTTTATTTAAAATTTAGTAATATGGCTTTGGATATTGATTTTGGTAATGGGGAGAGTACAACAAGTACTACAGTTAATCCCGAAACTACTCAAACAACTACTACTGAAGAAAGTACTCCTCTTAATGGTAGTAAAGAAATTCCAGATATTACAGGCGCTGATGGTAATAAAAATCCTGAGGCAGAATCTGCTAATACTACTGGAAATGAACCTGCAAAAGAAACTAAAGAAAGTGAGAATGCAGAAGATGGCATTGCTTCTACGGGGGAGCTTTCAGAGGGTACTGTTGTAGAATTTAATGGTGCTAATTATACAGCTGATAAAGATGGTAATCTTGTAGATAAAGATGGTAATGTTTTTAAGAAAGCTGAAGAAGTTAAAGATTGGATAGCTTCAATGGAAGTTGATGATGATAGTAAAAAAGATGGTAAAACTTCTTCTACTTTTGATATTACTTCTATTCGTGAAGCTGTTGGCGTTGATGTAGAAGATGCTGAAGGTAATCCTGTTGAATTTACAAATGATGCTGCTGGTGTTAAATCTTATATTGAATCAGTTATTGATTTAAAGAGTAAAGAAGTTCGTGAAGCAGCTATTAATCGTTTGTATGCTGATAAACCTTATCTTAAAGAAGTTGATGATTATTACATTGCTAATGGAGGTTCTCTTAATGGTTTTGGTCAACTTCCTGACCGTAGTGGTATTACACTTGATAAAGATAATGAACAGCAACTTGAATATGTAATTCGTGCTGCTGCTAATGAATTTGGAAATAAGAGTCTTGATGATAATTACATTAAATATCTTAAGACTACAGGTAATCTTTATGATGTTGCTAAACAACAACTTGATTTGCTTGTAGAAAAAGATAAACAAACACGTGAAGCTTATGCTGCTCGTGCTAAAGAAGTTCAAGACCAAGAACGTAATGATACTCTTGCTTATTGGAAGTCTGTTAATGAAGCTGTTAATTCTGGTGTTATTGGTGGTTACAAAATACCAGAAAGTTTTGTTAGAGAAGTTAATGGTAAGAAGATTACTCTAACTCGTAGTGATTTTTATGATTATCTTTCAAAACCTATTAAGGACGAAAATGGTAATCAAATGTCTGCATATCAAAGAGATTTGAATAAATTGTCTGATAAAGATTATTTAGATAAAGAACTTATCGGAGCATTTCTTCAATTTACAGGTGGTTCATATAAAGATTTAGTCGATATGGCTATTAAAGAAGAGCAAGTTCGTACTCTTCGTCTTAAAGCTAAAGATAATAGAGCCACAAAAACTGTTAGAATTAAGCCTAAAGCAGGAGGAAAAGCAAATATTGATGACATTTTATTATAAATCTTTTTATAATGTTTAATTAATAAATAAAAGTATGTATAAACTTAGAGAAGTATCTCGTGGTCGTTATGACGATCGTGGCTATTCTAATGAGGCTACTATTGCTAATCTTATGGCAGAGAAGCCTGCTGAAATTAATTCTATCTTGACTTATACTTATGGTATGGATGATGATAGATTCCCACTTACTTTCCTTACTGAGGGTCAAGGTAATACTGGTGTTGTTGACATTGACAAGGTTCAGTGGGATTGGAAGACTATGGGTCGTATGAAGTTTAATGATTATGTTGTATGGTTTAACGCATCTAATACTACTCCTGGTAAAGGTGGTGCTACATTTGATGTTGAATTTGCAACTCATTGGCTTATTGAACAATATGGTCTGATTGCTCCTGATGGTGTTACTCAGGTTCGTATTATGGCTGATCTTGGAGCTGGTGCTCATGGTGGTTATCTATATCGCCTTAAGCTGACTAATCCAAATCCTAATGTTTATGTTGACCTTGACCTCCTTGCCGTTGGTAAATATTGGTCTATGACTGCTCCTACTGTTAGTGAATCTTTCAGTGATGGTAATCGTAGTAATACTATGGGTCCAGGCAAGATGACAAGTCAACTTGAATTCCATCGTTATTCTAAACAAATTGGTGGTAACATTGCTAATACTGTAGTTAATTACGAATTTAAGACTAAGAGTGGTGGTACAACTAATCTTTGGATTAATGAAGAAATGCGTCAGCACGATATTAATATTCGTGTTATGGACGAAGAACGTCTTTGGCTTGCTCAATACAATCGTAATGAGAATGGTGAAGTAACTCTTCTTGACCCTAAGAATGGTAATCCTATTCCTCACACTGCAGGTATGATTCAGATTTGTGATGAAGCAAATTATGAAACTTATGGTGAGTTCCTTACTTTACATAAGATTAAACGTAGTGTTGGTGATGTTCTTGATAAGAATACTGATACAGGTCAGATGGAAGTTGTCTTTGCTGGTGGTAAAGGTTTTATGGACGATTTTGATGAAGCTATTCGTTCTGATGCTAAAGGTGAGGGTTTTGCTACTCCTCTTGGTGATAAGATGATTGATAACTTTGATGGTGGTCTTTCTTATGGAAATTACTTCCGTCGTTATAAAACAGTTGATGGTCATATTATTACTGTAAAACATCTTGCTTTCTGTGATAAAGGTACTATTGCAGAGAATGCTAAATCTAATGGTATGATTCACCCTCGTACTGGTCTTCCTATTACTTCTCATCAGGCATTTATGCTTGACTTCTCAACTTATGAGGGAGTTCGTAATATTCGTAAGGTTCGTCAAAAGGGTCAGATTTATCAATCTGGTGTTCTTAAAGGACTTGCTCCAATTCCTGCTGCATGGGGTGCTGTACCATCTAACTCTATTGCTACTCGTATTGATGCTTCTTTCTATGAAATTAAGAATTCATACGGCTTGCAGGTAAACAATGCAACAAAGATGATGCACTTAAAGTGCGTACTCTAAAACATAATAGTAATTAAATTAATAGAACAAATATGGCATTTACAATTCCAAATAAGGACGCTAATAGTAATGTTCCTACAGAAAATAAAGATAAGACTGTAACTCCTACTCCACCAGAGGAAACTATTACACCAGAAGAAACTACTTCTAAAAATAGTACTCCTGCTGCAAGTAGTGAAATTCTTGATGATGATTTGGATAAAGAGTATAGAGAAAAACGTAATGTAACTATTGCTCTTATTCATAATTATTCTAATTACCGAAAAAAGAACATTAAAACTCTTGGTCAAAAGACTGAAATTATTGGTTCTTGCATTCGTTCTTGTAGAGTACTTGCATCTAATCAAGGAGAGGTTGAAGCTTATTTTCCAGCGATTATTGGTATATCACCTAATAATCCTAATTTTGTTACTCGTGTTAAAGCTTGGCTAAGTAATATTTCTATGATTGTTAATGAAAAAAGTGTTGTTATTAATACTTCTTTTATTTATCGTCGTAAGAAAGATTATTTAGCTATTAAAGCTAAAGAGGACGAAATTAATACTCGTTATGATAGTGTTAATCGTGGTAACATATCTGAATTAAAGAAAGCTCTTAATGAAAAGATTGAGCAACTTAATGCTCTTGAGAGTACTAAATATCAATATGGTCGTCCAGAGAACATTGAAGAGTATTTAATGTATCGTCATTGTTTGCTTTATTCAGAAGTTGCAAAAGACATTGCTCTTATTAATTCTAATCCCTCTATTCGTTTCTATATTAAAGATGACGTTAAAGAGGCTGAGAAGACTAAGAAGTTGATAGAGGAACGTAAGTTAGCTATGCGTAACTTTGTTGAACTTGATGGTACTGAAGCTAAGTTTAATGCTGTTTACACAGCTATTGCTGTTCTTAATGGTGAAAACCTTATTGAAGCACTTCTTAAAGACAGGTCTTTGAAATCTTCTATTATTATGGATTATGCTAATCAGCACCCAGATAAGTTTAATAAGATTTATTCAGATAAACATATTCTGACTAAAGCTCTTGTTGAAACATTGATTTCACGAGGTGAACTTATTAGGTCTGAATTTAATCAGCAAATCTCTACAGCAGATGGTGCTTTTGTTGGTGCTAATCTTAATGAAGCAGTAGCTTATTTTGATAATCCTGACAATGCTTCTGTACGTACTGCTTATGAGAATAAGTTGAAACTCTTTTAATTTATATTTAAGTGTATGAACATTTCTCAGATGCACGTATTCTTCCGTCAGTTTGCTCAACAAATGGGTATGCAAAATGTTCGGGCTATTCTTCCTGAACAGATTGATTTACTTATTAATACGAGTATTTCTGATACGATAAATCAACTTATCAAAGAAAACGTTGGTATCAAGAATGATAGAATCATTACAGATAGTTCTAAGATTGGTACTGTTAATGCACTGCGAACATTATATAAAGTTTCTATGTTACCTCTTGCTACTTCTAATCCTGCTTTAGGGTTTAGGATTAAGAATAGCAGGATTGGTAAAATGAGTACTG